CCCTTTTTTGGGCGAAATAGGACATTCGCAACAGTAGGGTCCAACCCGTCATATGATAAAGACAACCCTCGCAGCTTTGGAGCAGGCGTTATAAAACGCATCAAACTCCAGAACAGCGGTATGGGAGGTGGATATAACAGGGGTGGAGCTGACAAAGAACCACAAGTTGGAGATTATAGGACATATATGAATGTATATCTGTCTGACCCAATTATTAGGACTTTGATTGATTTACCCTGCATTTATGCGGCGAAAGATGGTTACGACATCGTAACTGATGATGACGTAGAGCGCGAGGCTATCACTAAATTTTTTGATGAAATAAATTTTGACCAGTTGATATACTCTTGGTTACGTAATGGTAGGATTTTTGGTACATCTTATTTAGAATACACTGGAGACAACTTAGTTTTACGTTCTTCGCAAAATATGTATGTGCAAAGAGATGAAAATGGTCAAATAATGTATTATTATCAAGATGTAGGAGACGACAAAGATAATGTTAGATTTGAAGAAAACGAAATCATCGAATTCAAAAACAATGCATTTGATGACTATGCTTATGGGCTTAGCGATATTCATCCAGTTTTATACTTGGTTGACCTCAAAGATTACGCAGAAAGGGATATTGGTGCCGCTCTTAATAAGTATGCTACCAGTAGGTTTGATATATCTGCTGGTTTACCCGATATGCCATATGGTCCAGATAAAATTAACGAAATCGTTGACGCATTTAATACATTAGAACCCGGTGAAGATATAATTCACGGTAATGATATAACAATCAGAGAATTACAAGGAACTCAAAGAGCTTTTGAATATGGTAAATATACTGATGATATATTGAAGAAAATACACATAGCTTTGAAAGTTCCAGTAACTATGTTTGACAAACCAGAACAAGCACGTGCTATTTTCGAACCTTACGTTAAACATTTACAAAGTGCTATAGAAGCAGCGCTCAATTCACAACTCATGCCGCAATTAGAATCCGGCGATGCTAGATTTTCATTCCGTCAAATAAATGTAAATGATTCATTTACAAAAGCTAAAACGGATATGATTTATTTGTCTGAAGGTGTATTATCACCTAGTGAAGTCAGATTAGAACGTGGTTTAGACCCAGAAGGTATTGTAGAACAACAACCTACAGCAGCAAATGCTAATATATCTGGTGGTAAAAACCAAGACAAGTCTGAAGAATCAGAACGAGTAGAAAACAGAAACCTAACAGGAGACAGAGAACAATGAGCGAGAACTACGCATATGAAAATTGTATTATAGACGTAGCACCTATTCTAAAAAAGAGAGGTGTAGAAAAATACAATGAGATGGCGGCAAACCTTTGCCGTATGAGAGTCGACGAAGGTACTGTCAGAGAATTCGCAGTTACTAACGGTACACAAGAAGACTCTAAACGTACTTTTGCTCTAGCATTAGAAAAGCCTTTAAATATAGGCAAAGAAACTATAGACTATCCAGTGATAGCTATAACATCAGGCGTACATGACGCCGATGGTGACCAGAAAGTTTACATAGAACCTTCTATATTGGAAGACCATGTAGAAGCTTTTAGTGAGCTTCCAGTTTACTTTAATCACCAGCGAACCGATGAAGATTTGATTGGCACGGCTATCAACCCAGAAATAATCAAATTGGATGATGGTAAAACTGGTATTAAAATGTTGGCAAAAATCCAAAAGGATGCTGCCAAAACAAGTGAAGTGTTAGGAAAGTTGGAAAACGGCGATATGACACATGTTAGTATTGATTGGTTTTCAAAAGACATCGATGTTTTAGGAGAACCCTTTGCTACGGACATTCGTCCTATCGAGGTGAGCTTCATTGATAATGAAACTCGAACACCCGTATGTGAAGCATGTACAATTGACGGGGAATGTAATGATGAACACCGAGAATTCGGTGAAGAAGGTTCGAAAGAACCATGTGCCTGTGATTCACACGGGAACAACAGCGAGGTAGAAAATATGGCTGAAGAAGAAAAAACAACAGTATCTGAAGCTGAGACTATCACAGAGCGTGAATTCGCTTCTATGAAAACTCAGTTAGAAGAAATGACTTCATCTTTTGAAGAATTGAATACCAAGCACGAGGAAGCCCTTGCTATAGTCAAGAAATACGAAGATGCAGAAGCTAAGAGAGCTGAAGAAGAACTCAAAGCAAAGAAAACATCTTTAGTAAACTCTATTATAGACAAAGAAGCTCTTCTTGGAAAACTCGAAGAGGACAACAAGGATGCTCGTGTAGAGGAACTCTCTTCATGGGATGACGTAAAGCTAGAAGGATTCAGTATCGCTATGGAAGGCATGACTTTACCAGAAGAGTCAGAAAGAACTTTTGGAAAAGGCAAGTCCCACGATTCTGAAGAAAAGCCTGTAGAGGCTGAAGAAGATACCCCACGCATGTTTGCGATGGAAAACGGTAGAATGAAATTCACCGGGTATAAAAACTAAGGAAGTATAAAGTATGGCAACAGAAATATTAGTAAATGATGGTGGTGCACCAGCAAGAATTATACCATTCAAAGCAGGTGAAGCACTAACAGCAGGAGACGCAGTAGCAGCATTACATGTCGCAAGTGGCGACTGTACTGTTATGAAAGCTGATTCCAGTGAGGCAACAAATTTGTCTTTCGTTGGAGTAGCTATGACAGACTGCGCAAGCGGAGATATGGCAAGCATAATTACTGGAAGAGGAATTGTCGTTAGAATTAATTGTACAGATGTTAACGGTGGAATATTGATGGCAGTTGGAAACACTGGTGGTCAATTGGAAGCTTATACAGATGGAACTGATTTAACAGATAATCCAGTAGCAGTAACACTAGAAGATGGAGCACTTGGAGGCGGCGCAGCCGGTCTTGTAAAGTGTTTGACACTATAAGGAGATAAGATAATATGGTAACAGCAAAAACAGGTATACTAACATCTGCAGCAGCAGGTGACGGTACGACATCAACTGCAGCACAACGTGTTATTGTCGATTTCAAAGATGCACTTGTAGATTACAAGACCACAGCTTTGGAAGCAGTATCACTATTTTGTGAACCAATGCAGACAGAGACTGGTGGAGATATTGATATCACCATCTCAAAGCCAAGCATGGCTATGGAAAAGATAGATGAAGGAACCACTCCTGCATACCAAAGCACCAACATGAGAAACGAACGTATCAGTGTTGATGAATGGGGTATTGCAGTCGGTGTAACCCGCAGAATGATTGAAGATTCAAGATTCAATGAAGTAGAGTTGGCTTTGAACGAAGCCCGAAGAGCAGTCGACAGACATATAACAAAACACGTTATGTACGCTCTTTTCGGTGTAGGAGACACACCTCTAGGAACTACAGCAGTAGGAAGTTCTACAGCTGAAGCAGTTCTTGAATTGTTCGCTAACTATAAGTACGGAGCTTTCATCGGAGCTAATCCAGCAACTGCAGCAGCAGGTTCTGAAGGTCGATTGAATGAGTATGGAGACTACGACTCAACGGCTTTGAACTCTCTTGGCAGTCACTACATAGCTAGTTCAGCAACTGTATCTACAAACGATATTGCTATGAAAGATATAACTGCAGCAATGGAATTGATTTCTTCAAAAGGTGGAAACGCAAATTTGATTTGTATCAATCCGGGTCATGTCAAAAATCTATTAGATATGGCAGACTTCACGATTGGAGTTGTACCTAATGAGACAGCAAGGGCTGGAGATGCAGCAGCAGCTATGTCAGTTCTAGGTGGAGCTAGTGGTAGCGGAGTTATCGGTAATTTGTTTGGAATGAATGTTTTAGTTAACGCTTACGTTCCTCAAGCAAGATTCGGTGTTTTCGATACATCTGTCAAACCTATGGCTTACGTCGAAAGACGTGGTATGACTGTAGAAGAAGCTCAACCGGGTTTCGGAATTGTCGGTTCTTACATGTCCATGAGATATGGATTAAAAATCGTCAGACCAGAATCTGGTGTTATCGTCATTGGTGACGAAGCTTAGATAAATTAAATTATAGTCAATAATTTAAAAAGGGTCCGGGGGAAACCTTAATTCCCCCAATTACCCCACAATTTTACCGAAACCTTTATATACTCAGGTGCGTTATAAGTTTATTACATCGAGTCATACTCTGAAAAACGAGATGCGATGTAAAAAAG